TTGAACGGAGATAAAAGTAAAGGTCGCGCGAGGAAAAGCGATAGGACATCCGATCGCCTGCGCTACTCACTCGACTACTTATTTGATTACTATTACCAGGCGAAGAAGTCGGAGGGGCGCGCAGTTAATACGCTCAAGACTTACGAGCAAAACTACGCGAGCTTTTGCGAATTCTTGGACATGCGTAAGATCGTTCGCGATATTCGTAATGTTACAGTAGAGACGGGGCGCGAGTATATTATATGGCTGCGCGATGAAAAGACGCGATTTAGCGATAATTGTAACGTACCGGATTCCGTTAGGACGGTCGGATTATTGCCGAAAGCTATAAACACGCGCGTTAAGAATTTGAAAACTATGTTTAAGTTTCTCCACGAAGAGGACGTTATCGACTCCGATCCTTTTACGTATTTAAAGAACGTGCAAGATATCGGACGTGAAATTGACGTTCTTGCAGCGGATGAATTGCGCGCGCTATTGAATGCGCCGAATCAACGCAAGTATAGTGACTTTCGCGATTATGTTGTGCTTAACCTATTAATAGACGGAATGCTGCGCATAGACGAAGCGTTGAGTTTACGTAAAGAAGACGTTGATTTAACAGCATGTTACGCGTCATTACGTAGAGAGGTAACGAAGACACGCAAGCCGCGCATCGTTCCTATTACGAAGCGGACGGCGAAGTTGATCGCGGAGTTGATACGTGAGACTACGGAGTTTGATAGCGAGCATATCTTTCTTACGAACTATGGTGAGCGGATGCAGCCGAACCATTTCCGCCATCAATTGAAGAAATACGCCGATCGTGCGGGCATAGAGAAACGGGTATATCCGCATTTACTTCGGCACTCTGGCGCTACGCTATTCCTTGAGGAAGGCGGATCAGAGCGTCATCTGCAGGTTATACTTGGACATGCTGACGGACGAATGACGAATCACTATACGCATTTATCGGATAAGAATGTTAAAAAGAATCACGATGAATTTTCGCCAATTAACGCCGTTATCGGTAAGTCCGAACGGCCTCGTAAAATAATACGCTAGACATAACGTCGATCTCTTCGGAGGTCGGCGTTTTTTATTTTCCGTAGATGGTGCGGGAGCCTTAAGTCATTGCGGATATCTACGTATAAGGCACACGGGAATTATTTTACGCAAAAGTGTGCGGCATTAAATCGGACGTCGGCTTTATTAGTGTGAGCGAAAGGAGTTGACGCAAGGTGGCGCGAGGTAAACGAGTAGAAATCGTAAAGGTACAGGTAATGGGTCCGGATGGGCCTCCGATAGAGGTCGACGGGAAAGCGTGTACGAAGTGCGGCGAGGTGAAGGCTCTCGAGGAGTTTCCTCTGCAGAAGCGCTACGTTGACGGCAGGGATTCGGAGTGTAAAGAATGCAAACGGTTGAGGACGCGCTTAAGGCGTAACGAGAGGCGGTCTACTGAAGGCAGACGCAGTCGCACCAAGTGGACTACTTCGACTTTACGCGAGAGGGTTCATGAGATAACTAAAGGTGAGTATCTATTGGTGGGTTATTACTTAGGCGCCCAGGTAGAAACGGAGATTCTTCATACTGCGTGCGGGGAGAAATGGCCTGTACGACCCAACTTATTTATAAACTTTGGATCGCGCTGCCCTCACTGTTCACCTAAAATTGTAGCAAAAATGCGAGCGATTAATCAAAATTGGACAACAGAGGGATATATAGCAGACGTTTTTGCGCTTGTTGGTGACGAGTACACGGTCGTAGGGAAATATGTAGACTCCAGAAAACATATAAAAATGCGACATAACATATGCGGAAATGAGTGGAGCCCACGACCTACCGACTTTACTTCTAGAGGAAGGCGTTGCCCATATTGCTGCGAATCTCACGGAGAAATCACTATACGAAAGTACTTAACTCACCGCGGGTTCGCGTTCACATCACAAGAAACATTCGAGGACTTGCGTGCTATCGATCGCCTGCGGTTTGACTTTTCTATTAGGATATTAGACCGGACCATTCTCATTGAGTACGACGGTGAGCAGCATTTCCATCCGGTAGATTTCGCAGGTAAGGGCGAACTATGGGCGCTAGAACAGTTCCATGAAACTCAACGTCGTGACCGGATAAAGGACGATTATTGCCGCGCCAACGGCATCGATCTCATACGTATCCGTTACGATCAATTCGACGAAATAGAAACGATATTAGAACGCAGATTATCCGCGTTGGGTGTGACGGGCAGTCATCCAACGGAGGAAATCGCGAATATAACGAAGGAGGCGGCATAATGCGCAAAGTTTCTACGTGGCGAGAACTTCTCGCGGAAACGACTTACGAGTTACCTTACGGAGAGTTGAGCGAAATGTTTCTTGTGGAGCTAGAGAACGCAGTTCCGGCGGGGGCGACTGAGGGGGAAATATGGGCGCGCGCTTTCGATACTATTGCGCCGATCACACATGCGGTTGTGCAGGAAATTGCGCAGAGAGACATCAAGATGTATGCGACGGTAACGGATTTCATTCGGAGGGTACTTCTTAAATGTATCGAGTTTGACGCAGAAGACGAAGCGCGGTGGGCGTTGGAAGACGCTTCGGATGTGTGCGATAACGTAATCCCGTTCCCAATCGGAGGGCGCTACGGACACACTCCGGACGACTGCGCATAGCAATTCGGAGGATGGGTGCACGTTTCGTTCAGTCATCGTAAGGCTGTCGTGAATCACGACGCCCTCCAACGTAGACAGCGGCGTAATAGCCTGTAACTGCGCATGTTACGAGTTTGCACTATTTTACATCGCGATAAATTTACGCAATCCCGTTTTTGCACTATTTAACACAAACGCAGCCGCCACCGTTGACCAATTACGCACAAATAACGTCGCCTAACGTATCACCGTTAAATCACCGTGAAATTAGCGGTTGAGATATGCGGGAGTGATAAGTCTACCCTCGCGCTATAAAAACGCCTAAATCAACGGTGATTTAACGGAAGAATGACGGAGGGCGAGCGGAGGGTACGGATAGGATCGCGGCGACGGGGCGCATCGGTCGTGTTTTATCTCTTATATTTTAAAATCCGCGCAGTTAGATATGTGTAATACAAGTTAATCCGCGCGTATTCCCTTTATATGTTCCGTATAAGGGTCGATTTGTACCCGTTACGGAGTTTATTAAGAACGGTAGTGATTAATAAACTAGATCTTAAGGTCTTAAATCTTTAGATCTTAAGTACTTTAAAGATTTATAAAATAACACAACGACGTCCCATTGTCAACACCTATTTTATCCGCCGACTTATTTCCCGGCCTTATCGCGCATTGAATTTGCACTATTTCACACACGGAGGTATCAACGCTCATGAACGCTAGATTTCCCGATAACCCGTTACTCGGTCCGCTATCACGCGCCGACTTCATTACCGATAATTTGCCGCTAGTCGATACGGTCGTCAATCGCCATTTTCGCTCGCAATGCGCCACTACACGAACGCCACTAGCGGACGCAATCAGCGAAGGTTCAATCGGTCTCATTAACGCTTACGACCGCTATAACGATTCGGCTGTACCGTTCGGCGCATTCGCTTTTCCGCACGTATACGGTGAGATCGCAAACGCGCTATCCCGGCGGCCGACTACCGGCATTAAGATACCGGAGTGGTTATATCCGCTTATTAAACAGATAAACGCCGCAGGTTTAACGGACGAGCAGCCGGAGGTTGTAGCGCAGGAACTCAGCATTACCGCAGATAAAGCGCGCCAGGCTCTCCGTTGTATACGGATTAAGTCTACGGATGCGCTGCCGGAAAAGGATACACGGGGCCATTCGGACGACTATACGTACCTTGACGCGGACACTTTCCTCGCGAGGTTAAAGCCGCAGCCTAAGCAGATCATCCGCATGTTGATGGCGGACTATTCGCAATCAGAAGTCGGTCGTGCGCTAGGCATGTCGCGCCAATCCGTTCGAGCAACGGTATTACGTGTCCGCGAGAATTACGAACGCTACGAAAAAATCAGCGCATAAATAAACGAAGGGGTGGTCGCATGAAATTCCGCAAAAAGCCCGTACTTGTCGATGCAGTCCAGTATACGCCGGGCCTCGAAGACGGCTACGCATGTTACGTAATTGACGGAGGCTTACGCGACAGCCGATTCGTCGGCTACCACGATAAAAGGACGCCGATACCGCCAGCATTCCGCAAAGTTCCCGCAATTAAGACGCTCGAAGGATTCCACGAAATCAGCGCGGATGATTGGATTATTACCGGAGTTGCCGGCGAGCGCTATCCGTGTAAGGCGGAGGTATTTGCGCAAACATACGAAGCCGTCGACGGACCACCACACGAGGAAGAAGCGCACGAAAGGATACGCGAGGCTTACGAGAGTAGCGCGGGCTTAGCGGACGACCCGTTTGATTCTTACGCGGGGTTTATTAACGGAGTGGATTACGTATTAGAAGCGCTCGGCATAAAAATCGAAGGAGTGAACGCGTAATGAAAACAAGCGAAGCAACGATTAAACCGGTAATAATTCCGCGCGAGGCTGCGGACAGAATCGAAGGTTTGCGGAGCTCAGCGCTGAGTAATGAGCGTATCGTAGACGTGTATGTTAGCGAAGGTCGCGGAACTCCTCCGTCTACAAGGGGGATACGCTCAATCTCGTTCGACACGCTACTAACCGCGCTAGTTGTCGGGTATGAACGTGAGCTGACGGAGGAAGAAGAGCGCGATATAGCAATCGCTAGCCTGCGTGATTATTACGGTTGGCTCGGCGAACAGGCCGGATACGCGCAAATGCGCATCGGAGGAAATCCGCTAGAGTTTAAGCGCACACAGAACGCGATTCGACTCACGCTCAACACGCTAGGCATCATAATCCCCGGTATCAACGAAGTTATCAACGAAGCAGAAGGAGGCGCAGCCTAATGTTAAACGCACAGCTCACGCCAGATTACGTAATCCAATCGGACGCCAACGCTCAGAACTTCGTTATTAAACGCCGCCGCATCGTAGACCCGACGCAGGCTCCCGGTTACAAAGCGGTTGAGGGTAACGCAGTCCCGCCGAAACGCGAGGTATGGGACGACGCGGCGTATTATCCGGTAAATACGGAGGGTCTACGTGCGGCGCTCGATTATGTACGATTCCATGCGGCGGTAAACGCAGACACGGCGTCGCTTAGCGAATTTATGGCGGCGCTACATACGGAAACACTTGCGATAGAATCCGCGCTAGATTCGCAACTTCCGTATTGGCCGGACGTTACCGTTGAAATCACGGGGAAGAAGCGCGCAATTAGCCCCGAAGACGCTGCGTAAGTGTTAGCGGAAGGGTAGCGGATTTATCGTCTATTTACCGCCGAAAATCAGGCGTTTACACACCTTCGCCATATTTACGCGGAGTTATTATACGGATAAGGGAGCGAATGAGATGAGTTGCGATAAAATCATCGTAATGGAAAATAAACACGTTCTATACGTAATCTATCACGAAGGTAATCCTGCATATACCGGATATGACGGTCAACACGCTTACGATAGTAAAGGCGGCGCTAATATCTCGATAGCAAGAATGGCGAAACGTGCCGTACAGGTCGCGCGAGGTTGGCATTCTCCTCCGATAAGTTCTGCGGAGTTAAAGGCGTTAGTTGACGTGGAAAAGAAGAAATACACAATAGAAACGTACTGTAAAGTGGAGGTGTCCTCTGATGTGGCCGTTTAAGCGCACGAAGTCCGTTCCATTCTGCGACCACGATTGGCGGCTGAACGATACGCGGTTAGTGTATACGAGTGTCGGCTCGATCGTCGATGTCGACGATTTCTATACGGTAGTGTGTGTCAAGTGTCACAAAAAGCGGGAGATGGACCGCTTTGACTTCGCACATTTACGCAGGCATTTCAACGTAAAAATGCCGGAGGTGACCGCTGATGAATCTGCGTAAATTTCCCGTAACTGCGCCGAGCGGCAAAGAATATGAAGCGGAGATCAGACGTGGTTACGGTGGATTCGGAAGTTTCGCGCTTCATTTCAAGTTGTATGAGCGCCAGGCTGTGCGTGGTCTATTCGGAAAGTTACGTGTAAAGCGTATCTGCGTAGCTGACGCGACGTATTGTGAAGCCGAGGTTACCGACGTTATTGCGTTAGTAAAGCGGCAGGTTGAGCGCTTGGAAAAACGCAAACTCGCCGATGCGATGCGCGAGGCTTCGTACCGCGAGTTCAATGCGTGGGACGGACGAATAGAAACGGAGGTGTCTGCCGATGAAGGCGCGAGTATATGAAAGTGACGGAACAGAGTACCGTGTTAAAATACGCGAGGTTACGTGGGGTATTCAATGGGCGGAGGTTGTCGTATATGCGCGGAGGAAATACTTCGGATGGCGTAGAGTAGCGAAAGAATCGTTCGGACACGGTAATGGTTTCTACGACGCAGTTAAGCCGGACTTTATACGGATCGCGAGGGTAGCCGTGAGTTTCTACCACGTTCCGCACATTATCCGTAAAGGTTCAGTCGATAAATTTCGAGAATGGGACGGGAGGTAATCGCGTTGAAGAAAACGGAGCTGCTCGCAGAACAAAGCCGCCTACTAGCGCTCGCTAACGAACTAGCGCGTAAGCATTGGGGCGTGGAGTATACGGGAACGCTGACGTTGACTAACCGTTATTGGCGCAGGAGATGGGCTATGTATCGCTATCTACGTAATGGAGAGCCGATTCAAGACATCTATATGTCCGGCCCGACAAACGGAGAGCGTCCGGAAGAAGACGTTATCGGATCGCTATTGCATGAGCTTGTGCATTGGCGGTTGCACACGTTAGGACTGCCCGCGTCCGATATTGACCGCGAATTTATCGCAGAGTGCTTGCGGGTAGGCGCGCCGATATCCGGAGCAGGGGCGGCGCAAAAGGCGTATGAGCGGTATTTACAAGCGGAGAAGGAGGTAGCGTAAGTGAAGACGGTTAACGATATTATTGCACATTATACGAAGGGTAAAAAGTAAAAAGAATGAGTGTTCGTATTTTTGTTCGCCTTAAGTTGCATTATTTAAATATTCGAAATATACTCGGAGGTGTCACACGGAATGACGACGGAAACGAAACGAGATTTACGCGCTGACCTTGCGTTTTGTAATAAGTCCAGCGTTATAGGTGTATATGTACACGAAGCGACTAAGGCGTGGCCTCACGCGATTAAACGCGCACTCGCATCTGAGGCGGAAGCTAATCGGCTACGCACCGAGCGTGATCAACTCCGCGCAGGCATCGCGGCCGCAATGACGTATCCGCCCGGAATCATTCGCGCCAAGCTGCGGAAGGTATTGGAGGCGATCGCGGATGGCGCGTAATGATATATGGTGCGAACTCTGCGAAGACAAAATGAAAACAACCGCCGTATTTGCGCAAGGAAGTGGGCGTATTGACATCTGTGACCACTGCGCAACCATGTGCGAATATCCTGCGGAAAAGGATGGTGCTGCGGATGACTCCACGCAAGAAAGCGCCGCCTAAACCGCGTATCACCGGCGACCAACGCAAAGACTGGCGCAATCTACCTCTCGCGGATTGGAATACGCTAACGGTAATGACGCAGATTATCGAGCTCAACCGCGAGCGCTACGGTGTCGAAACGTACATTCCGGCTGCGGGGGGTTATCGCTTCGAACAAGGCGTAATCAAACGTGCGCTTACGTTGTACGGTGCGGGTCCTCTACGCGAAACGATCGAACGTGCCTTCGCAGAACATCGCGTAACACCGCAGTATCCGCAGTTAACGGCGGGATTTTTGATAACGTATATGCTGCCGAGAATAATGCCGCAAGTCCTTGCGAACGGGCAACGTAAGGAACGGGTAAAGGCAGCGGTAGTAAATGGCGGGATGACTGCGGAGGAATTGGTGGAGTTTTTATAATATAGTCCCCGACATCAATTTACTTTAAATGGGAGTTGTAAAACACAGTTTTGTCGAATGGGTGACCTGATTACCTAGAAACAAGGTAAAAAATAGTAAAATAGCCTCATTTATGTGTTTAAAATGTAAAAATAGTCTTAAAGTCTCATTAGGAGAAAAAGGTAGCATTACAAACGTAAGGAGGAACGCTATGTCACACGCTAAAAACTGCATATTATCCGGATCCTGTACGCTTGCCGACACCGCCAAGTGTAACGCACGCTGTCCGTCCTTTATCGCATGTCACGGATTCAACGGACTCGGAGGACGCGTGGGGGCAGCGAATGTGCCGGCGGATTACAAAGGCGTTACGCTCGCCAACTCACCCGCGCGAAATGGACAGGAAGCAGCGTACAAACTGGCGGAGCCCTATGCGATCACTTTCGCGCGGCAATTCGGTGATGCAGGAGAGGAACGCATAAAATCGCTATATCTTTATAGCGAGGAGCCTGGAACCGGAAAGACTACACTAGCCGCAGCGCTGTTACACGAATGGGAAATCCGCCATTACATCGGTTCTGTCCAGCGCGGATTACAGCCGCTGGAAAGGCCGGCGTACTTCTTCGACGTAAACGAATGGCAAGAGCTATACACGGAGTTTACTCGACCGAAAATATCGGAGGAGATTGCGGGTCCAGCATCACGTGAATATTACCGCCGGATGCAAGCGGTCAAAAGCGCTCCGTTCGCGGTGCTCGACGATATAGGAGTACGTGATGCAACCGATGGCTTTCGCGGAGATTTGCACAGCGTAATTAACTATCGCGTAGCAAACCAACTGACAAGCGTGTATACCTCGAACGTATTACGTGGTGATTTGGCGCAAGTCTTCGACAAGCGACTGGCTGACCGCCTACGCGAACAGTGCATAGAGATACGATTTGTCGGCGAGAGTAAGCGAGGTCTACGTAAAACAGCGTAAATAGACGTTAGGATGCGATTTCGGGAGAACGCATGGTATTACGTGAAAATCGCGGCTATATTCGACAAATTGCGCTATGATAACGCACTGAGAATACATTAACGTACTTAATTATTTCCTAATGACGTCCAATAATTTATAAATAATCCCAACTATGTCGAATGAATATCGTCTTATATGGGAGTTGGGTGTTAGGTTAAGCGAGAGTAAAATAGGAGGTGTACCCTATGGCGGCGCATGGTCAGCAATTACTATCTAAGATCGTAGACACCGGCGATGTCCTGGCGTTAACGCGGCTCGGCATTAAGCGAACAGACTACGCCACAGAAGGCGAACAGCGAGCGCATGACTTCGTTGTTAAATACGCGGCAGATAACGGCGGAGTAACGCCATCGTTATCGACTTTCGTAGCGGAGTTTCCAGACGAAGTGTGCGCATATATACCCGGCGTTACGGACTCATTCGATTATTTAGCGCGGGAGCTAAAGGATGCGGCGGGCAAACGTGCAACTGCGAAGCTTCTAAGTGATCCTAATATGCAACGCGATTTCGACACGAAGACCACGGAAGAATTTGTCGCATCATTGACGAAACAGCTCGAACGGATTAAACTGGAAACACGAACAAATATTCGTACATTTACAGACGTTTCCAGTGAAACGGATAAGTTTCTAGCGGAGTATCGAGCACGGAAAGCCGGCACGTCATTTCGTATATGGCGTAGTAAATTCGCATCTATTAACGATCAAATTGGCGGTTATTTCTCCGGCAACACTTACGCATGGTATGCGCGATCCGGCCGTGGTAAGTCCGTTCTCGTTATGGAGGACGGCGCGATCGAAGCAGCGTTCCAAGGCGCAACTGTTCTCGTGTGGGCGCTTGAGATGAGCGAGTTTGAGTGGATGGCGAGGGCATACTCGTCAATTAGCGCAAGGCTCGGATTAGTGAACGCTAACATCGACGGAGTTGATTATGCGGCAGGCTTCGAAAATAAGGCGCTGCTTATGGGGCGCTTAACCGACGAGTTCGAGACGGAATTTGAAACATTCCTCCGGACGCTGAACGAATTGATTCCGGGACGCATCATACTCCGCGCTGCAGATAGCGAAGGTTTTACGGAGCGAGGGATTACGCAATTAGAGGCAGACATTCGCGAAACAGAGGCGGACGTAGTCGTAGTCGATCCGATATATCTCATGGATTACGAAGCGAACACGTCACGGGTAGCCGGCGGTGATGTGGCGGCGACCTCCGTTAAGCTTAAGCGCTTGGCGGGGCAGACGAAGACCGTAATTCATCTCGTAACACAAGCGGAGGAAGATGCGTCAGAAAAGGGCGAAGATGGAGTACGCGAGCTGCGGCCGCCAAAACGTGCGGAGCTTAAGAAGTCGAAGGCGATCCTTGAGGATGCCGCGAATATTTTCGGAATAGATACGCTGGCACACGAAGGGCGCGGCGTAATCGAGCTCGGGAAAGGGCGTAACGGTGGCGAGGATACGCGCGTTGAGATCGTGTATCTACCGAATTGGGGTATCGTGAAGGAAACGGATTTAGCGGATGAGGCTGCGCAGTTTGTAGCTTAAATCTAAGAACCTAGTATATTATGTTTCCTGATAGGAAACACTTATTGATTTAAATGTGTTGACAAGGAAAACACTCTCGGCTATCATAGGAAACAAATGGTAGATAATAGATTCAAGGAGCGATAGCCGTGAGTGAGAACTTGCTTGGAGAATATATAACAGAAAAGCGCCGTGAGAGTAATATGTCACTAAGAAATATCGCTGAGAAAGCGCAAATAAGCCCATCCCAACTTAGCAAAATAGAGCGGGGGATTGTAAAATCCCCAACGGAAGAAACTCTTGTGAAAATAGCATATGCTTTAAACGAGGATAAAAACGATATACTAGCTCTGGCTGGAAGAGTCAGCCAAGACGAAATTAAGGATAGATGGCTCTTATCGCCCTTCAATAACGAGGTTGCAGCTTCCATAGAGGACATGGTTAGTCTTGATTGGCCGACAGAAACACATATACGTAAAGAAGATGCGGGCATAGACGGAAAGCGCCTAGAGCTATTCGCGAGGATTACACAAGCACTGCAAACAACATACCCAGATTTAGATCACATGGAGCTCTTTCTCCTCACTAAAGAAATGGTGGCGGCTTACGATCTTACTCTCAAACGTTTTTCCGTAAAAATAAATGTAAGAGACATCAAATAGAACATAAGGAGGTGAATATATGAACGTAATCAATCACGAATTATTCCTTTATGCAATCGAACGCTACCCCTGGCGCAATCCTCTCTACGCACGCGGTCGCTTAATCGCATCTTCACCGTTCGGCTCACGCGCGGATAATACGCCGTCATTCTCGCTCGTTATCGATACCGATTCGGACGCGTTCGGATGCTGGAACGATGCTGGCGCGGTAGATCCGGAATGGGCGCGCGGTTCACCTGTAAAAATTTATGCGTTTTTGCGCAACATTACGCTGCGGGAAGCGTTTGAAGAGTTAACGGTTGCCAACGCGGACGAGCGCCCAACGCTACGTATCCGACTGAACGCGCCCGAACCGCAAGCTGCCATACGTAAGCCGATCGATATGTCCCCGTACATACAACGAGAGATTCCGTACTTAACTAATCGAGGAATAGCGCCAGTAATACAGCGGCTTTACAGATGCGGCTACGACGTTGCTAAGAATGCGGTAGTTATGCCGTGGACAAGCCCGATCGGAACGTTCCTTAACGCGAAGTGGCGGTCAACTTACGGTAAACAATTCTGGTATGCGCGCGGAGGGGCTCCGGTCAAGTCGATGATATACGGGATCGACATCGCTTATCGGCGGAATATCAAACGCGCGGTCATCGGTGAGGCTGAGATCGACGCAATGACGGCGAGTACGGCGGGTACGTTCGGACTAGCGGTCGGAGGTAGCGAGTTTACCGAGGAAAAGGCGAATCTACTGCGCCGTAGTCCGATCGAGGAACTATTGATTGCGGGCGATAACGATGCCGCCGGAGAAAAGCTGCGGTGGGAGATCGAAAAAAAGATGCGCGGGTACGTGCGATTATACAACGTAGAGATTCCAAACAGCGCGAAGGACTTTAACGCGGCGGGTATTGCGGCAACTAGAGAAGCATGCGAGGCAGCAAAACGGATAGATGCGATTCGCGTGCGTTTGTGTACGTAGGTTGTCGTCAAATTTGACGACTTTGCGTCGGTACGAACGAAATTAATCGTCCGTTGCCTTATCGGGTGCGGTCTCCCAATGGTACAAGTCGTACGGGGAGTCAAGACCGAGAACTTCCGCAATCGTCCGCGCTTTGTCGAGGCCCATAACGCCCACACGTTTCCGGTCGTTTATCCAATGACCGATTTGCGAACGGGAGTATCCGGTCCTGCGGCTAAGCTCAGCCTGCGATAGTTTACGTTCTTTGAGTAGCGCCCGAAGTCGGCATTCACCGACAACGTACATTATAGCGCCTCCGATACTTTGCGAAATGATAACTTAATTATTCTAACATATTTTTCTTGTAAAAGTGTGCGGGGCATTTGAGCATGTCGGCTTTATATATGTAAGGCAGACAAGCATTGAAATTATAAATATCTCTTGAGGAGTTGTTGAGTATTGAACTTTGAAAAATTGAATAAGCTCGCCGCTGCATATTTAGCGGATGGCACGGACGGCACCTTTTCCGAAATGTACAAAGAGGCGGGCGTGCTGTTCCGCCAGATTAACCGTAGCCGGATCGTGTTTTCCCGAATGGGCGACGCCAACGATGCGGACGAGCTACTGGATTCCGTTATCCTTAAGGTGATCACCAAATCATCGGATAATTTTGGATCGCTACTGCTGAAAGCACTTCGTGAAGCGCAGTTAGATTATTTCAAGACAGAGCAGCGCCGACGGAAACGTTTCGAACTTTCCATTGATAACGAGTCGCCAAACTCGGAGGTTATGGAAAGAGACGGTGATGAGCGTCCCGTAGAAACGGCAGTTGAACTCCGTCAACGTAAAAAAAGAACCGACCAGTTGAAGCTGATCGATTCCCTTACTCGGTCCGCCAAGACCGATACCGCGACGACTACAATCGTCGAAGCATATTTGTTCGCGCCGCTAGACGCAAAGCCCACGGAGATCGCAAGATCACTTGGGATACACCATGAGACAGTTAAACGTAAGCTTCGCAGACTTGCTCGCCGTTACGACGCCAATCGCTTCGGTGACGTCCGCGAATACTTAGCCGTTTAAATGATTTTCGGAACGGGCTATCGGGCATGATGTCCGTTCCAGTATTAATTATATCACAAAGATTTAAAGATATTCCGGTGGTATTAGTTACCTTATGTATATGATTTCCTAAATATATCCATTCAATACTTCACGTTTTCAATATTACGCAAAAAATTTGCGGTTGTCAACGCTTATTTAACTGCGCCCACTTTTAATAACCGGAGGTTAACGCCATGAATCGTATAAAAAACGTTACTCATATAAATACACGCAATCCCCACGTTTCAAACAGGTTGGTCGATCGCATCTATAACGGAGGCTTCGAAAACTACGAAGATACAGCGGATTATATCGATATCCGCAGCGTTATGAAGGGGCGTGTCATCGCATGAGTGTCGCGATTGATCCGCAAGCTGGCACGCATTTTATCGGAAAAATCTTCGTCAGTCCGCACGCTTGCGACCGCGCCGTCGAGCATTTCGGTATCGACCGCTCAAAAGCGCCCATGTACGTAATGGATATGCTGCGTAAGGCTACGTTAGTTTCACCGCTAGTCGTCGACGAGGACGGTAAGCCTGCGCGCATGTTCGCTTATCGCCGGATTGCGTTTCTCGTACATCCGACAGAAGCTACGGTCTTTACATTATATCCGCAGCACAAAGCGTCCGAATCGCTGCGTAGTCCAATTGAGCGTATTATTCTACGGGCGGTTAGCGCAGCGGAGCGCAAGGAAAAACGCGAGTTAAAACGGATTAGCGTCCGTAAAGCGGAGTTATCCGTAGAACGTGCGCAACTTGACCTCCGCCGCGCCAAGTCGGAATCCGCACGTGTAGTTGCGGAAATGACCGCGAAAATAGCCGGAATTGATGCGGAGGCAGTGCGCCTGGAACGTGAGTTACTGGAAATTCAACGCGAGAAGACGACGCTAATGAAAAGCGTTGTAGCGTATGTCTAATGATGAGCTGCGCGTATATCCTACGCCAGCAACGCGGTATTAACGGCCGATAACAACGATACAAGCGCGTTAGTGCCGTGTTGCGGACGTAGGAAACTAAGGTCCGAAATAAACCGAAAAGGAACGTGATCGAATGTCGATGTTTACGAAGGTAGGCGCAGAGGCAGCGGCGGCAGGCAACAACGAAGGGGGCGCGAAGGAGAGTCCGATTACTTCGTTTAAATCCGGAACAACGCTTAAGGTTGGCGTTAAGTCGATTAACGATGTGGCGGAGTATTACGGTTACAGCATCTTCAAGAAAGTTAACACGTTCGTTCCGAAGAACCCCGCAACACGTAATGCTCGCGGCTATATCGACGCTAATCCGACCGTATGGGATCAAGCGGCTGCGCTCCTTTATAAAGAGGCGGACACAGCGAAGAATGCCGGAGCTAGTGAGGACGCAGTTAAGAAGATTACGGATGAGGCGTATTTGTATCGCGGTAAGAAACGTTTCCTTCGCGCATTCTTCGACTTAGCGACTGGTAAGGACGTAGTAGTCGATCTGAGTCCGAAGCAAGAGGAAACGCTCAAGGCCGTTATCAAGAAATACGAGAAGAAGCTCGGAACAATCGCGTTCGAACTCGCGAAGACCGGATCGAGCACAAACGCAGTCGTCGCGCTGTCTCCGATCATTGACATGGACGAAGACCTCACGCCAGAAGAACGCGCTAACTTCGCTAAGCTCGGGGCGGCTCCGTTTGAACTCGCGGATTTCGAAACGTGCTTATACGTAGCCGATGACGCCGAACAAACGAAGAATCTCGTAGTTGCGGGCTTTGATATCGGACGACTCGGATTGTCTATCGGAGCGAGCGCGGGAACTAGTACGCAGACTCCGCCGCCAGCCGACGCCGACGCACCGCTTGAAATTACGGAGGAGGAATTGCCCTTCTAATGCGGAGTCTACGGCGTTATCTCAAACGAATATTCCGGAGGTGTCCGCTAGCATGTGCGTAGCAACTTTAGAACGGACGCAGCTCTTAGCGTCAGGTAACAACGGTAATAAACCGCCGGTCCGCGTGTTGGTTGCGCTGGCTGGCGGAGAATATAACGAGAGAGGACGTGGTTCAGACGGCACATATTTCGGAAGTCGTAGGTAAGTATTCGGAGCTTGCCGCAAGATTAGCGTTATTGGCGAACGGATGGACGGTACACCAATCGGAGACGGATGAAGCGTACGATGTCCTTGCGCAAGATCCCGTAAGCGGAGATTATGCGCGGATTCAAGTGAAGACGGTAAGACAGCGGGCCGATCGCGGCGGGGACCTCGTTGTGTATGCCAAGAAGGGAAACGGAACAACTTACGACCTGGCCGACGCTGATTATTTTATCGGAGTTCTTCCGGATGGAAGCGCGGCTCCTCGTGTATTTATGTTCGAGAACCGGCTAATCGGGGAGTACTGGTGTAACGAGGCGAGGGCCTCCGAGCGTTGGGTAGAGCTTCCTTTAGCCTTAGACAGGACTACACTCGGCGGCGTAGCGTAGATGGGCACCCTTATTAATCTAACAGGAGAGCGCTTCGGCAGATTTACGGTGCTAGAACAGGCTAAGTGTAGCAGGTTCGGGAAGGCACGTTGGGTTTGCGTTTGTGACTGTGGCGCACAGAGGACGGTCCAGAGCCGCGACCTGAGAAAAGGTAAATCTACCTCATGCGGATGCCTGCATCGAGAGATGACATCTGAGCGCAGAACCACGCACGGCATGTCCAGTAGGTCAAGATTCTACCGCATATGGGCGGAAATGAAGCGCAGATGTGCGGACCCAAAGCGTCGCTCATATCGGGATTATGGCGGTAGAGGAATCCGAGTGGATGACCGTTGGCTAAAGTTTGAGAACTTTAAAGAGGACATGCACGGTGCATATCTTGCCCACGCTGCAGAGTATGGAGAGGACTCGACTACGATCGAGCGGATTGACGTTAATGGTAGCTACTGCGCTGATAATACTTGCTGGGTAACAAAAGCTGAGCAGGCTCTCAATACCCGTTCAACGCTAAATGCGATCGGAGTTTTTGAGACGAACAGCGGAAAGTGGTGCGCATACATCAAGCGTAGAGGAAATAAACATTCACGAACGTTTGAGACTAGGGACGAGGCGCTAGAATGGCGCGCCGGAATCGCGGATATGTACGCTAAGTCTGTATAATCTCGAAGTCCCGCAGGTACGAACCGGGGCGGAGGCGTCGGAAGACGCAGTCCCAACGAAGGAGACCCGTATAAATGACGAAACTAAACGTAGTAATTCCGGCTGTAAACGTAATGGTAGAGATCGGCGGAAGTAACGTAGAGTTCCGCAAAGTTGACCGGAAGGCGCAGGCGGGCGATATCGTGAAAATTACGGAGGATGATATGCCTCGCTACGTAATAGAGGGCGCATTTTACGAGGTTGACAGCGTAGATTCGCACGGAGATCCGCAGATTATCGACGAGGACGGAGACGAATACGACCTTTGCGGACATAGCTTCGAAGTCTACGAAGCGCTCACGCCAGTATTCGCCGAGGTCGCCGCCGAATCTACGGGCGAAATCACGTTCGAAGGCGCACAATACCGCAAGGTCAACCGCTCAGCTCGCGAAGGTGATGTTATCATCCTACGCTCGGCACCGTTTGAAGAGTACGACATTACGCAGGGAACTCCGTACGAAGTAACTCTCGTTGACTCTTCGGATGATCCGCATATTAAGGACGACGAAGGTGGCGATTACGATACGTGTGACGACGTGTTCGACGTGTACGAAAAGGTAAGCGCAGAGACAACGGTACGCGGTGTGCAATATCTCGAGGTTAAACGCCAAGCCCGCGCCGGTGAGACGATTAAGATGATGGACGATGACGGAGCCGACGGATGGGCGGAAGGTGATACGTTTATTGTAACGGAGATTGATTCGGACGGTGACGCTGTATTCGAGGATAACGACGGAGATACGCGCTATAAGGATACGGATTACTACGTCGTACTCGAACCGGTCAACGCGGAAGCTAAAGCGGAGTCAGCCGCGAAGCCTAAACGTTTGACCGTCGGAGACTATGCGAAGGTAGTTAATCCAAAAGGATATCGCGAGCATAGACGCGGACAAATCGTTGAGATTTTCGAAGACGTGCACGATAGACAGCCGTTCAAAGCGCGCAGTCTGATCGATGGCGGCGAAAATTGGTACTGTGAGCACGAGATTACACTTGCAACTCCCGAAGAGGTAAGCGCAGCAAAAGCAGCAGCACAAGCGGAAGCTCAGCGTAAAGCCGCAATCGGACCGTTTGCTGGCGGAGGCTTTGCGCAGATCATCGACCGCACAAAATCGTTAGCAATGAGTGCGGCTGACACGGACGGATACGTGAAGGTAAGCGTTGAACCGGACGGTAAATATGCGCTTAGCTTGAAGAAGTCTAACGGGGAATATTCCGGATACTGCAACGCGGACGCCCTGCGCCAGATTACGGAAGAAGAGTATAACGCAGCGGTTGCGCCAAAGCCTACGTTTAGCGTCGGTGATAAAATCCGGATTACGCGTACTCAAGCTAACTGGCCGGTAGGAACCGTCGCTACAATTACGGAAGTACTGGCGTGTCCTAACCACTCAAGCGGAACAGTTCGGGCTCACGCGTTGGGCGACACGTACCTTGCTGACGGAAATTGCTTCGAACTGCTGACCGCAGAAGAAGCGTCCGCCATCGAGAAGGAAGCGCAGGAAGCCGAAGAAAAGAGACGCGAGGAGCTTAAATGGGCGACAATCGGACGCAAGGTCGGCGAGTTTAAACGTGGAGATATCGTCAGTTTCGTTAAGACTGGCGGAGAGAAAGGCGTAGGCACCGTTGAGGACAGCGGTAGTGTCGACGATTGCATAGGCGTAAGAGTCGGAGCACAGCCGTATGATGGCGAGAAGTATCGCGGAGTATTTTTCGATGAGGGCGATAGCGCAACGCTTATCACTCCGGTCGAACAGCGCTTCGATACAGCGGTTAAAAGCGTAGCCTAATACGAAAGGAGTGAGCGGACATAGACGTTAAATTAACGCTTAATCTACGCAGTCCCACCGCAGCCGAAGCGCCGGAAGACGTAACGGAGCGCATAGCCAGCGCGACCAAACGTAAGAAAGCGGCGGAGGAGACGATAGCGGACGCTTGGATTCGCATACTCGCGCTAAAGAATACGGATGCCGATCGCGATAAGTTACTCGCGGTAAAAGACGCAATGGATACGGGTGTGACGGGCAGACACCCGTCCAGCGTCGGCAAGCGGTTCAGCAAGGCGGAGGCTATGCGGATTTACGAGGACTTACGCGTTTCGATCCGCGAGGAAAGATTGCGCAGCATGGTCGCGAAGACTCCGGCGAATTATTTCCTCATCGATAACGAGCGGCTACTCGCGCGGCTCAACGATAGACTACGCAAGGAAACGGAAGTTGCGGTCGATACGGAAACTACTGGAGTAGACGTTTACACAGACGTGATTGTCGGTCTGTCATTAACGTTGCCTTCCGTAAGCATTCCGCCGCTGGCCGAAAAGGGAATGCACGTCTACATTCCGGTTAGTCACGATGAAGGCGAACAGTTATCGCGAGATTACGTACTGCAGGAATTGCGTTGGTTCCTTTATAGTGCGGATATCGGCAAGGTTCTTCATAACGCTATATTCGATATCGCGATGTTCCGGCGACACGGTTCGGATCTGCGCGGGGTAATTTGGGATACGATGGTCGCGATGCACTTACTTAACGAGAACGAACCATCGTTCCGTCTCAAAGACTTAGCGCCAAAATATCTCGGAGTTGAGTCAGACACATTTGCGGAGTTATTCGGCAAGACGCCGTTTAACGAAATGCCGCTAGACATTGCGCTGGCTTACGCGGCAAAGGATACCGACCTAACCTGGCGTATGTATCAATTTCAGCGCAAACACTTCGCCTCGCTTCCGACCGTGCTCGAATACTACGAGACGGTTGAGGTGCCGCTGCTCTACGTAATCGTAGATTTGGAGGCTAACGGATATATCCTCGACTTAGATTTCGCGAAAGAATACGGTGAGCAACTGAGCGCTCGCGCCAAAGAGCTGCACACGAAGCTGATCGGAGTCCTGGCGAAACATCACGAAGGTGACGGCGAGCTTAATCTCAATTCTACGCCGCAGATGAAGGCGGTTCTCTCGAAAGAAATCGGCCGCGACATTCCGAATATGGACGCGAAGAAGACGCTCAAACCGCTGGGCCGTGAGTTCGAAATAATCGCGGACTTACTCGAATACCGCAAGATAACGAAGCTCAGCGGAACTTACATTGACGCGCTGCCAACGAAGCAGAATCCGACGACTAAGCGCTGGCACTCGCGGTTTAATCCGATGGGAACCGTCACTGGCCGCTTTAGCTCCGGCAAAGACGAGGATGCTGCGGATTCCAACCAATTCAACGTTCAGAACCAGCCGGAGGAAGCGCGTAAGATGTTCCTTGCGCCGGCGGGAAAGGTCTTAGTATCTGCGGACTTTAAGGCGCAAGAGATACGCTGTACCGCGTACATGTCCGGCGAGCCCGTGCTAATCGAAGCGTTCGAAAAGGGAATTGATCCGTACGCTAACATGGCGAGCATGTACTACAAGCGCCCTTATCACGAAGTTTACAAGCTGCCGAACGGGGAGGATACACCAGAACGTAAAGCGATGAAGGTCGTATGGCTCGCGACACTATACGGGATGAGCGACTTCTCACTCGCGGACATGCTCGGACTAAAGAAACCGGAGGCGACCGCGTTTAAAGAAGAGCTGTTCGGAAGCATGCCGAAGTTATCCGCGTGGCTCAAGGCTAACGAAGAACACGTCGCCAAGTACGGTTTCGTTTGGGCAGATAAGCAGCAGCGTAAACGGCGCTTGCCTGACGGAAAACTTAAGCGCAAAGAAATCCCGTACGGTAAGTGGAACGATCCGAAGTACGAAGAGTGGCGCAAGCATAACGGAAAGATTAATCGTGCTATGCGCCAAGGTACGAATGCTCGCGTTCAGGGGAGTTCCGCCGTTCAAACGAAAGTAACGATGATTAAAGCGCACGAAGCGTGTGAGGACCGCGAAGGCTGGGCGCTTTGGGGGACGATTCATGACGAATTGGTGTTCGAGCTTCCGGAGGAATTTACGCGGGAGGACATCGCCGTTATTGAGCGCATTATGACGCAGTCGTATTCGTGGGGCAACGTAGCCAACGGAACGGATATCGCGATTATGCTGCGCTGGGGTAAAGGCGTAACGCCAGACGAATGGTTCAAAAATAAGGAGGCTGCGTAATTATGGCGATATCACAAGCGAAGAAACTCGAACTTATCACGAAGCACGCGAAGAAATTTACGGTTAAGCCGGGCGGAGGCACTCCCGTACTAGAAGGCGTACGTTACCTCGATGATGGATCCGTAGTCGCAACGGATCGCCACACGCTGTTACGGATCGGCGGCGCGCATAACTTTGCGGAGGCATTCACGTCTCACGCTAAAACAGGCGCGCCCGTTGACGGTCAGTATCCGGACACTTCGCGCTTAATTCCGATGGAGTTTACGTCCCAAATTACGTTAAGCGCCACGAACTTGAAGGACTCGATTGCCTGCGTAAAGGTGGCGCTTGAAGCCGCGAAACTATCCGCCGGCGATAGGCGGAATCTCGCGCTACTTAGGTACGCGGACGATGCCGCCACACTCTCCGTTACGAGCGATAATCCTACGCTGACGTTTAGCGCAGGAATCAACGCGGACCTATTCGGGCCGGATATGGCGGTTGCGTTCAACGCGGAGTACATGCTTAACGCGCTTAACGTATTCAAGGACGCGGGATCTCAGCGTGTGATTATCGGATTGAGCGGCAATTTACAGCCGATCATTCTGCGCGATGAAGATAACGAGATCGACGTAATTGTGCTTCCGTATCGGATCGCGTCATGAGGGCGCCGTTACTCACCGAAGACGACTACGCCGACCTCCGCGCAGCCGTCCGCCAATACGTAAGCTGCGCGATTGATAACGGAGATTACCCGGAGTATCCGGATGAGGCGGCGGAAACATTTTGCGCAGACTATCGCGTGGATTACGCACGGCTCGGCGATATGGTCGAGCGGATAATAAACGAGGAGGTTATACGTTATGGAAAACGTTATTGATAAGCTGCGCGAGTTAGAGGCGAAGGCTTCCAGCTACTATAGAATGGTCGGGGATGATGACTGGCGCGAGATTGACGATATTCTCGACGCCTACAAGCCGGAAGGCTACGAGATAGACGAAGTAGAATCGCGGCAAGGCGAGGGAGGCCGTTGGACTACGCGAGAAATTACTACGTACAAGATTACGCAGACTGACGGGAAGGTTGCGCACTTTAAAATCGACCGCGAGTGTCCGGCTACGGAAATGCAGGAAGGCGGAGACTTTGCGTTCGAAATATGGGAAGTAGTTCCGCGCGAAGTCACCGTTACAAAATACATTCCGGGGAGGGCTGCGTAATGGCATATCGAAAGATTAAGGTTCCCGTTTGCCCGCAGTGTGGCACAGAGATTGTAAACGGATATTGCTACGATTGTCGTTGCTTATGTCAGATGGTTAAACGAGACCGATGCCAAGCGTCTGGAAATTTTACAGTAGTCGACTGGTTTTCATCACGATCGAGTGCTGGTCTTATCTTAGAAGATACGGACGGTAACCGATATCCGATCTATATGTCTGATGTGTTTATGCATTTGAACGGTACGGATTTCGGAAGCCTGACGCTTGAGGAGACTAAAAAGGGATCCGCGTACGGATGGAAGATAATTACGAAGGAGGCGGCTTAATATTACGCAATCAATCGCTAATCAAATCGCGCAAGACTTTACGCAGTATCTTAATTCCTGGCATTCCGCACCGGAAGTATACGACGACGCACTCGACGCGCAGATTCACGCGTGGTATCAAAACGTCCTCACGGATAAATCGCGCAAGGTATGGCCTCCGCGTAATGTCCCGTACTTCTCGCCATCATCCGCTAACTCCGACCCGCGTGGACTCTACGAAAAGCTGCGCGGAGCTAAAAAGGAGCGCGCCGGTCAGCCTCCGCACCAAGGGCGCTGGACAAGACTCGGCACAGCGATCGGCGATACGATTCAGCGCGATATCTTATTCGCGGAGAAACATGATCGAGTCAGAGGAACTGGAAACCGTCCGCAGTTTACGTTTGAATACAACGAGCACCTCGAACCGATGTTCGAAGACTTCGCGAAAGTTGGCACGGTTATTGAACATAGCGATAAGAAATTCGCGCTGTACGGAACGTGTGACGGCGTCATGAAATACGTTTCTGATGACGGAACGGTTTTACGCGTAGGTTTGGAGATCAAGTCCAAACAGGGAACGTATGCGCAAACTTCTGGCTACTCAACGCGCAACGGTCCAAAGGAAGACCACGTTAAGCAGTGCGTATGTTACTCGATTATGTACGGAACCGTCGCTGAGCCAATCGACTATTACGTTCTTCTTTACGTAAACGGATCGAAGAAAGGCTGGACCATGACGCCGGAAGAGTTCGCAAAGAATCCGGATATCTGCGCGTTCGGACTGCACATTACGGACAAGATGCGCGCGGACATACTCGACCATTTCGCCGGAATTGTTGACGCTGCGGATAAAGGCGAGCCACCTACGCTTGACCTCGATAAGTGGCTTTTTAATGACTTCAAGCGTGCGATTGCGCTATCTCTCTCCGCGGAAGAACTTGCGTCCCTACAGCGTAAGGTATCCGCGACATTACGGTCATCTCTACCGGATAAACAGAAACGTGATTATGCGGAGGCGCTGGCATTCATCGAGAGTGTACGCGCTGAAACGAAGGAGGCCGCCTAATTTGCAGACACCGCAATCATACGTAATCGAATCCATACGCAATTTTGACGGAACCGCGCACGAACGCGAGGGTACGGAGAAAGGCCAGCGCGTAGAGATCTTACGCTGCGGGGTCGGCGCGCCTATGCTCGTATGTTACCGCGATGACGGCAATAAGATTCTGCGGACATCCCCGATCGTCAGCATAGGAGGTACGTGGAAGTATCCGGGCGGACTCGTTGTCACTACGAAGAATACCGTTTACACATTCGGAAAGGGGGCGGAATAATGACTAAACGTATAATTAACGGAATCCTCTACGTGTTACTTATTGGCGCGCTAATGGTCGGCGGTTTCGTGTGGATTACGTTGCTAACCGGAGGTCCGTGGTACATGACCGTAATCTTCGCAATCATGGCGCTGGCCGCGTTTTCACTCGGATATTCAGCGGAAGGAGGCGGAAGCGATCGCAGCAAAGACGAAGAAACCCGCGCTTCCTAACTTCCGTGTTCTCGGACTCGACTTATCACTAAGTCCCGGAATCGCTGTGGTAGAGGTTCGAGGGCGCACGCCCTACCTCATCGCATGTGATTCCGTAGCGACTTCGACCGCCGATACGGACGCCGTACGCAACTACACGGTCGAAACGTTTGTCGGTCACTTCGTTCGGGAGCATCGTCCGTTCGATATCGTAGTTCGCGAAGACTTTACGTCCGGACGGAATAAACGCGCGACTCAAACGATATTCAGCGCATGGGCAGCGGCAGACAGAGCGCTCGCGGCGTACGGATATTACGCGGAGGACTTGAAGCCCGCGCTTGCCCCAACGTCGGTTAAGAAATACGTAACCGGCAACGGGAAGGCGGAGAAACCGGAAGTCGCGGAAGCGGTGCGGAAGTACCTGCGGTTGCCTGCGGATACTAAGTGGCGGACGGGATACGATGACGCGGACGCATGCGCAGTGTGTCTGTCGTATTTACTGCGCGAGAACCTAATCGATGAAATCGGAGGGATTGCGGCATGAGGGAATACATTGGATATACACACATTTCGCAGGGAGTTGAGAGCTTTGGTCCGGCGGTTAGCGAAGCGCTGAGCGGTTACGCAAATAGCGGGTACGACATTGACGTACATTACTCGCAATCGACGGAACCTCGCGGACGTATTATGTTCTCAGCGTTAATAACCGCCTGGACGCAGACATGACGCGTATTCCAGACCGCCTCACTACGCAACTCGAACGCGCCCAGCTCGCCGAGATCGCGGAACTTGAACGTGCGGTCGAAGTGCATCGCGGACTGGCGGCGAAGTATGAACGGAAACTAGCGGAGGCACAACGGAGAGTTAGCGATTAATTTCGCCGACTCTCCGTTTTTTTTCGTTTAATTTTAACGTTTTGGTGCGGGAGCTCTTACTCATTACGGATATTAACATATAAGACGCGGACGACGAAAAAAGTTTCCGTAAAAGTGTGCGGGACTTCCGAGCACGTCGGCTTTATCTATGTAAGGCGCAGATGCCGCGCAATATAAACGAGGAGGCGGTTCAGTAATGACAACGCAACAATATCGCGAAGTTAAACGTAAGGCAGCGGTGGGAGAACGCGTAAGAGTCTTCGGTCACCACGATAACAAGCAGAACACGGAGCATGTCGTATTGCGTACGGAGGATAACGGTCACATTTTCTACGCGGCAGGCGGACGTCTACCAGGAGGATACGTAGTCCTCGAACCAATCGCAGAGCCCGCCGCACCTTCACCGCTATCGACCGATCCCCTCTACGCCGCCTTCCGCCAGTTCGTCACGGACAATGCGGATGAATTGCGAAAGTTACTTCCGGAGATTAATCCGCCGGCACACGCGCCATTGTTTACGGTTGCTGACGGTAAACTCGCGCCGATTACTCCGAAGTTGGCCCGCGCACAGGTTATCGCGAAGGCGACTGCTGACGTTACGGAGTTGCTGCGGACTGGGCTCGATGATGACGCGTTTCTGAATGAGGACGGACACTTTCACGGCCGTTGGTTCGATGTCACGTTCGTGGTTAATCGCGAGAAGAGAGCGGTCACAGCGCTTATATACGAATTGGACGGATTCGCATATAAGCGAAAAAGTGGCGGTCCTCACGCGAAGTTCACCGCAAAGTGTTCGCCAGCCGACGTATTCCACGCGGAAATCGGCAAAGCGATCGCGCTACGTAAGGCGCTTGGGCTGACGGTGCCTAACGAATATACGGACGCGCCGCAACCGGAGAAGGCGGAAGTTGGCGCTATAATCGAATACGACAGTTGCCGCGTAAACGTCATGCCTGTAAATCCGCATGTCATATACGCGTACCGGATTAAAGGCACGTGCAGCGTGCGAAGTACCGTCGCTAATGACGGGAAAATACTCGACGACACCGACGTTGACTATAGCGCTGTCTCCGCGAAGGGAGTTGCTGCCTAATGGATCGCGCAATGATTAAGCGTCTTATGACGCTACAAATGATTACGCAAGCATACGAAAAGCTCGGCGGTAATGTCAGCGATCTTACCACGGAGCGCATGGCGCAGAGTATTGTACCGTTATTCGAAGCCGCACCAATACGTACGGATGCAGAGAAGCGCGCTAGTCTCGAAGCGCTATTTCACGAAACGGTAGCGGAGATTATATTCGCGAAGGAAGTGGCGTAGTTATGGCGTCGGCTGAACGCATCATCGACCGCCCGCAAGTCGAAATCATGGCGGACAGAAAACGTAAGCGTACGGAGATGCTCGATAAATTACGGAGGGGTGAGCGGAGAGTGGAACGCAGTAACGCAGTCAACGTTAAGATAGCGCTATTACCTGGCGCAGAGTTGCCGCAATACGCTAAGCCGAACGATAGTGGCTTCGACTTAGTGGCACAAGAGGATTACGTAGTCGAACCGGGTCAAACGGTCAAGGTGCGGACGGGTATCTGCGTAGAGCTTCCGGTCGGCTACGAATTGCAGGTGCGGCCGCGTTCGGGAATCAGCGCTAACACGAAGTTGCGCGTAGCTAATTCGCCAGGCAGCGTAGATAATTCGTATCGCGGAGAGATTTGCGTATTGATCGATAATATTGCGCAAGTTGAATACGACGTCGTGCGGGATGAAGATACAAACGCTATGACTGGCGTTGAGGTGGCGCAATCTGGCGCGGCTGATACGTTAGATGGCAGTTATGTGCTCGGAGTGTTCCCGCAAGGAACGTATATCATCCGCAAAGGTGATCGAATTGCGCAAGCAGTTATCGCGCCAGTCTACCTCGCAGCCTTCGAAGTCGTCACGGAATTAGCGGAGAGCGAGCGTGGGGCTGGCGGATTCGGACATAGCGGAGTACGGACGGAGGCGAGCGTATGAGCGAAGTTATCTACGTAATGCTTATCAATGGGCGGCCTAGACGGAAAGACGGCGGTGCTATCCGTACGTATAAAACGCGTGAACGTGCGGAGAAAGAAGCGCGCGAGCTCGCAACCTACTGGTCATATCGTGCGGTTACGTTCCAAGTCGGCGTGTTCACAACGGAACAACTTACGGAAGTTACCGTCGAGCTGCCTGTTATTCCGCCGATTCCCTACGCACCACCCACGGAGGCGATCGCGGAATGAAACGCCTTAACTTCGGATTCATCGCGGTATGGTCCGCCGTAATCATCGGATGCGCGGCGTTCTGGTACGGAGTATTCACGTTATTAACGTAGAGGAGGCGCATTAATATGACTACGCAACAAACCGCACAAATAATCCCGTTCCCATGCGTTCAGAACGAAATCGCCGCGGCATTCGACGCAATGGCAGCGCAGGCACGCGCCGGCCTAATCACCGGAGCCATGTTCGCAATTAGCGGACCGAACGCCGATCCACACGCAATTATGACGGGATGGCACGGCGTTGATATAGCCGAGCGCTCCGTAATGCTGACGCATATGCAATTCGATTTAATCGCGGGCTTCATCGGAGAGGAGTGATTACGTAGATATCCGCATATTACTCGCGTTAATATTCGCGGCAACATCACTAAGCGTTGGGCTCACGGACTCAACGGGCAAGATTCCGTCAGCGCCTACGCAAGAAATAACGCAAGTATCACCGCAAGTTACCGCCGAAGCTACGCCAATAGCTACGCGGGAAACTACGGAGGAACCGGCCGAGTGGACAACGTTCGAAGCGACCGCTTATATCGCGCTGTGCGATACGGGCTGCAGCGGGTTTACAGCTACGGAATATGACGTACGCCACACGGTTGAATACGAAGGCCGCCGAGTAGTTGCGGTTGATCCTGCGGTGATAGCGCTCGGCACAGCGGTCGAAGTACGCACGGCTGACGGATCGATTATCGAAGCGATTGCGCTCGATACAGGCGGCGCGATAAAGGGACGCAAGATTGACGTATTGATGGCGGACCTTGATGACGCATGGGATTTCGGTAGGCAGGCGGTACAAATACGCATCTTAAAGGAGACGGTTAAATGACGAAGATTATTGACGGTAGAAAAGCGGAGATTGTACACCCAGGACAACGGTGGACTTCGTATCAAGCGCTTGCTAATTCGCTCGGATACCCAGACGCTGCAATTGAGTACGGAAAGGACCGCAGGAAATATCCGTCCGCTGGCGAGACTGTGACAGTACTGTCCGCGACGGATAGCTTAGGCCAGCCGGTTACTCACGATGGTAATCGCGTTTACATCGTTGAGTGTACGAATGGAGATCGCCATATTTTCAGCGAAAAAGGATTGCGTATATTGGACGCCGACTCCGCACCGATCACCGTTCTCCCCGACGAATCGCTCGGCGGTGTCTCACGTGAATATCGCGAGGTCAAGCGGAAGGCGAGCGTAGGCGAGACTATCCACGTGTTTGGTCATTGTGACCAACGCGCGAACGGTGTGTTTACGGTTGACTCTGTGATCGACTGCCGCGATGGTTACGGGGATACCTATTACTATACCGTTGACGGTGGCTCGCGTTACGGAACTCCGTACTATAACGGAAAAGCCTACGTTGTCCTCGAACCTACGGAAATCCTGCGCATCGACGATAAGGACGGAGTTAATCGCGCGTACCGAATGGTCGACCGTAAGGCTGCGGGGGGCGAGCGCGTGATTATCGTAGATGACCGCGAGGGGACCGGCGGTATGGACGGAATTTATTTCCGTGTTGGTAACGTTGCAACTAGTTTAGGAAGCGCGGGTTTCAATTTTAACGGAAATCCCTACGTTAGAGGAAACGGACGGTGGGGCGTTAGGGCCGGCGCTTACCGCGTACTCGAACCGCTAACCTCCGCGGAACTAGCGCCGAATCCTACGCCTCTATCTGCGCTACCAATCGCCGACCAATACGCGGAGAACATTACGGTGCTCACGCGTAAGATTGCGCAATTGGAAAAGCGCAATACCGCGCTTGAGAGCCGCATCCTCGCGCTCGAAACGGACAGCTCGCCGTCTTACGTTAAAGTCGCGTCCGGTCCCGTTGATAACACGCTGCCGACGTTCAGTAAAGCGCCTAAGTCCGCGCAGCAAATCCGCGACGAAATCGTTGAGCGTGCAAAGGCTGACATTAGCAATCCGCACAAATTCGCCGGGACTCCGATTGCGCGCGAAGAATTACGCTTCTGGCCTCGCGGGTCTGGTATCGTGACACATACGGTCGAATATGTCGTGAGTTCGGATAAACGGACGGTAGTAGCGCTCGTTATCGAGACGTACGGTGGGCGTAAGATTGTTGCGCGTGGTATCGCGAAATGTGCGCCAGGCGAAACGTTCAACGCGCATATCGGACGAGCTATCGCGTTATATAGAGCGCTGGGCCTCGAAGTGCCAACGGAGTATCTAACGTGTCCACAGCCGGAGGAAGTGCGCGTCGGTGACGTTGTTCTTTGGACGAATAGTTATGACGCAGCAGATACGCAAGTATTCACGATTGCTTCCGTTCTGTCCGAAGGCTACCGGTTTGTTGGCGGAGAGTGGGACGGATTCGAGACAGTACGCGTTATTGATGACTCACGTGAGGACGATGGCATTTCCGCTGCTTCCTCCGCGCTGAAAGGAGCTGCGTAATATGAAGCGCCCGGTCAACGAAGTAATCGCGATGCTCAATGCGCTACCGCTCGACGCGGAGATCGACGTACTCAACGTGTGGTCGAACGGTCGGAAAATCCGCCGGCTCTGCGGTCAAGACGAAGATAGCGTATGGCATCCCGCGAGTAAGTTCCGCAAGATGACCGCAATATTAATTCCGGAGGTGAGCGCAGAATGACGTTACCTAATATCGGTCTCATCGGCAAGCTCCGTTCAGGAAAGTCCGCTGCTGGCGATTACCTTGCGTCCAAATACGGATATACGCAGTTCGCGTTCGGCGACGAACTCAAACGCTATGCTCACGAATTGTTCGGAGAGCCTGCGCCGGGAACGAAGCCGCGCGAACTGTATCAATGGTTCGGACAGGCGGTGCGGGAACGCGATCCGGACGTATGGGTGCGGAAATGTTTCGAACGAATTACGTGGTTCAATTACGTCTACGCGCTGGCGGTTCCTGCGCGACCTGTAGTTATCACGGATGTCCGCCAGCCTAACGAATTTACCGCGCTCCAATCCGCCGGCTACGTCCTCCTCCGCGTAGAAGCACCGGACGGCCTACGCATCGAACGCGCCGTCAACTCGGGCGATACGTTCAATTACGCCGACCTCGCGCACGGAACGGAAACGGCGCTCGACGGATACGCAGCGGATTTTACCGTAGTGAATGACGCGGGGCTGGCGGAGCTGTATGCGCAGATTGACGAGATTATGGCGGAGTTGAGCGCGAAGGAGGCGGTTTGATTGACGGAAATTAACGTAGTTTTATGCGGAGATAGCACGGAGGTTTTGCGCGGCTATCCGGACGCGTTCTTTGATAGCGTCGTATGTGATCCTCCGTACGGACTATCGAAGGAACCGGACATCGCGGAAGTATTAACGAAATGGCTGGCGGGAGAACCGTACGACCACGGACACGGCGGATTCATGGGCAAGGCGTGGGACTCGTTCGTACCGCATCCGGATTTATGGCGCGAGGTGTTCCGCGTATTAAAGCCGGGCGGACATGCGCTGGTATTTGCGGGAACGCGCACGCAGGACTTAATGACGATAGCGCTGCGGCTCGGCGGGTTTGAGATACGCGACGTTATCGAGTGGTTATATTTTAGCGGCTTTCCGAAATCTTACGATATATCCAAGGCGTTTGATAAAAGGGCCGGGGCCGAACGTGAGGTGATCGGAGTAAGGTACGACGGCGTTGGTTCAGACAGTGGCGAGGGGCGGTATAACTGGAACAACGGGAGCAGCGCGCAGTCAAACGAGGTCAAAATAACCGCGCCAGCAACCGAACTCGCCCGTAAATGGGACGGATGGGGAACCGCACTCAAGCCCGCACACGAACCGATTATCGTCGCGCGTAAGCCGCTAATCTCTACCGTAGCCGCCAACGTTGAGGCACACGGAACTGGCGCTATTAACATCGACGGCTGCCGTATCGGTCGCGCTGCAGGAGATCGCGCGGATTATGGCGTTACCGGCGACGAAGGTAGCCCAACGGTCAATACGTTCGGTCAACGTGAACGCGTCGCATATGTTCCGGACGAAGCAGGGCGCTTCCCTGCTAACGCGATCACTACGGACACCGATGCGTTTTACTCTCCGTACTTTAACGTTAGCCCGGCGGAATTATCGAAGAAAGCGTCGAAACGCGACCGTAATACCTGCGCTGGTGGTTCCATATTATCCGGACTAAACGTACACCCGACGGTTAAGCCGATCGACCTTATGCGCTGGCTTATTACGTTAGTGACTCCGCCGGGCGGTACGCTCTTGGACCCGTTTGCCGGTTCCGGTACAACGCTGGTCGCGGCGGCACAGGGCGGTTTCAATTACGTAGGCATCGAAATGCTGCCGGAGCATGTCGCGATTATCAACACGAGACTCGGCGAAGGTGCCGGACAGGAGGCGGCGTAATGACTACGGAAGAATATCGCGCAGCCTTTGAATCCGGTTATTTTTACGGACGCATTGACGCGATTAATGCGCTCCCTTACGACGATCGGACTCCGCTGGCGAAACGGGAGAGTACGGAGGTGATTGCGAGTGAGTCGGATGACAACGGATTACGACCGCTTCCAGCCGCCGACTGAACCGCGCGTCTCCGCAATATGCACGTACTGCGGCGGTGAAATTTACGTAGGCGACGAGCTTACGCGATATGCGAACGGAGACTCTACTCACGAAGGCGATTGCGAGAACGGATATGTTGCGGCGGAACTCGGAATAATGCGAGAAATCGCATCTTGAGCGGACGATTGCGGAGTAGTATTCGCAAGTTTCAACGTTAGAAAAATTCATAATAGCGGCGGCTACTACGTGCGGCATCGTTCATATAACGTGGGGCCGACGCTCAAATACGGATAAAGGGGCGATTGATTTGATATACACAGATAACAAAGACTTTTACCCAACACCGCGCAAATTGTTCGATGATCTAGTTAGAAACACCAGACACTTTAGTGGAAGAATCCTCGAACCTAGCGCGGGAAAAGGGGACATAATCCAGTTTATACGCGCTACAAGGAACGGCCGCGACGCTAAGGTAGACGCGATAGAGAATGATCAGCGGCTGGTTGGTATCCTAATGGGCGAAGGGATCAGCGTTGTGTGGGACGATTTCCTTACGTACGAAACGTATAAGGAATACGACTACATTATAATGAATCCTCCGTTCTCTAACGGAGTCGATCACGTTTTAAAGGCGCTAGAAATGGCAGAGACGCAGCTTTCCCGGTGTGAAATTTTCGCAATAGTGAACAAGGAGACGTTAAATAATGCGTTTTCTACGAAAAGACAAGAATTACTGCGAAAATTGGACGAACATGGGGCGGAGGTTCGGTATATAAGTCATGCATTCAGCGATGCCGAGCGGAAAACTGACGTAGAAGTTGCGTTAATTCACGTAAAAGTCGAGAAGGCTAACGCAGGTAAATCTATTTACGATAAAATTCCGTTCCTTAACGCGAGGAAGTCCGAGGAAACGGCTGCAGAAATAGGCTCCGTGTTATCTACTTACGTTAAACCTTCGGAGATACAGGCGAAACTCAACGATATCGAGCGATTGGTACTCGAATACGAAACGGCCTGCGAGCTAGCGCGAGATACGTTTGAGGTAATCCGTGCGAAAGCGTCCTTTTTCGGATATATTTCAACGGTAAATAAGCGCGAAGGGAAGTCGCACTCACCTCTGTATTCCATTACTCCGTATAGTAAAGAGTTTACGAGGGCGGATTTAAGTGAGGAATTGGACAAGTTACGACGCGGCTACTGGGAATTGGTCCTTGATACAGACGAATTCCGGAAAATACTAACGAATGACGCTATTCAAAAGCTTAACCGCAGGATTGAGTCGGCTAACGAAATGGAAATTAATCTCACGAATATTAGAATGCTACTTATGGCTCTCGGCGCAAACCAACGCGACATATTAATAGAGAGTGTAGTGTCCATATTCCAAAAGATAACGGACCGACACCAGACAAGCTACTCGTCAAATGTCCATTACTACAACGGTTGGAAAACAAATAGCTCCTATAAAATAAATAAGAAAATCGTTATCCCTATAAAATACTATGCATTCGATAGCTGGGATTTTAGGGATGATTACGGAAAGATCAATACGGATGTCCGCTGCTGGATTGACGATATTATCAAGGCGCTCCAAATCATTGATCCTAGCGTAAGTGGCAAATTTGTATCACTATCTTCGAAAGAGTTCGAAAACGAAACGCTACGGTTTAAGATGTTCGGCAAAGGTACGGTGCACGTTTGGTTTAAGGACGAGCAGTTACTTTCGCAGCTTAATTATATTTGTGGAAGTCATTTCGGATGGATACCAAGCGAAGGCGAACAAGCCCAAAGTCCAGAAGCCCGCGAATGGGTAGCGCGAGAGTTTGGTGATATGGGCAACGTTACATTATTACAAGAGGTGTCCGATTGTGGCGGATTGGAGGCGGCCTAACGGTCAGTCAAGCTTGATATAGAATAGAAGGAAAAAGGGGCGGATTACTATCGGATCAGTAAAAATTGACGTAGACAAAGGCGCACGCATGTACGAAGTTAAATACGCATTGAACTCGGCGGATGGCGTTAAAAAACTACTTCGCGATCGCCATCATATAAGTAGCGCACGTTTTCAATCTGGCGACTATAACGCCGTAGATATGTTGGTCGACTTGAGTAGCGCTATTAATTCGGCGGGGCTCTCGGAAGTTCAGGCAGAAGTAGTTGCGTGGATATCCGGAGCAGATATGACGCAGCAACAGACGTCCGAGATCATGCATGTAACTCGCCAGGCAATTACAAAAGCTTACGAGGTGGCGTGCGAAAAAATAGCGGCCGTCTACCGCAAATGGGAATATGGCGAGGTTTGCGTAGGCTACCTGCTAGAGGACGAAGACTACGAAGGGGAGGCGGCTTAATGACGAAAACCTATCGGGAAGATTTCGCAACGGCTGTCTCTACGATGGAGTCCACGATGTGGTCATCGTTTAAAGCGGAAGGCGCGCCACCGATACCGTTTATTTACGGAGGGCGTACGTTTGACCTGCGTAAAAGAGATGAACGCGGAGATGCGGCTCGTGTTGTTACGGACACTTACGTGAGGGAACACGCGGAGTTTAATGACGCGGCTATGAGTAGATACCGAGAGCGCGGAGGTACTGGCGAGGGTCCTGCGGTCGTATTGACGGATGCCGCGCTTCTTGAGCGTATAGCTAACGTAATCCTTTACGATGAGATTGCGGACGAGAATCCGTATAAATCGCAGCATAACGAGTATCCGATTATGAGCGAGATTCAACTCGCCCGAAGGCGCGAAGGAAAGCACCAAGGCAAGCGCGAAGGCGTCTCCGCGCGAGAGGTAGCGTTTGGGCAGGCGTATTCTATCGGAACGGACGGAAGGAGCTACGCTGAACCTATCCGCAGGGAGCGCTCGAATAAGGAAAATATCTTTATGGACGAGGCGACTACTTCGCGAGTAAGAGAGCAGCGCGAGGCGTACGCAGACTTCATCGCTGAGAAGCCCGTAGTCACCTATGTGATGTCTCAGGCAGAAAGGGAGGCTAGAGGATGGCAGTAGCAATCACGATGCCTACCGACACCCTGACGATTCCTATTGCGGACGTCGGGAGTGTCCTCGAAGCGCTGCGGTTTCGTCCGGGAGGAGTATACGTGTTCTATGACGGGCTCGGCGAGTGCTTATACGTCGGTCAGTCGAAGACACTTCCGGACAGACTGCGCAAACATCTAACGTCTTCTCCCTTCGCACATGAGATCGCCAGTGTTACGCTCTATTTCGTAAGTGATCCGTATGAGCGAGAAATATACGAGACTTACGCGATCACTACATTTAACGGCAAGTATAATCGAGCGAAAAAGTTCGAGCAACGCACGGCTAATCCGTTGGTCAGCGAGGAGATTGACGAGGCGTATTTCGAGATAGACGAGCTTATGCGTGAAAAGAACGACCTTGATGCGGCCATTAAGGATATAGATGAGCGACACATAAGGAGACCGCCGCGTAGAAAAATTAACCGTAGGGGATACCTTACTCGGAGATACTTGGAGTATTTAGCGGAAATGTCCGAGCGCACCGAGGAGGAAAAAGCGGAGATGTGGAGGGAGCAGTGTGAGAGAAAAAGAATGGTGAGGAGGGTGGTAGAAATTGACTCGGAATTTCGAGAAATTAAGGATAAAATAACCCGATTATTACGAAAATTAGCTGTTTAAAAAGTTGCTTTTTATCGGGTTTCTTATCGGGATATATGTAATCCTATGAAGGATTTTTCGTTCTTAGATCGCGCTGTCTCAGGCGGTCTTTTTTGCGCGTTTTTGGAGGAATACGAATGTTGCGGGTATACTCCGCACGTCCTTACGTTATTTTAACGATGAGGAGAGCGATCATATTGGCCGAGTTTAAAACGTTAATTGACGCCGAGACAGGCGAGATCACCAACGCCGCAATTTTAGCGGATGGCGATCGGATTATTACCGCAAATCAAGCGGAGGCATGTGCGCGAAAGTTAACGCGTGGCCCCGAATTTACGATAACGCAAATGAGCAACATTGACGAAGTAATCGAGAGGGTATCCGATAAACACTGCGGGTATCTTCTTTATTTACAGTGCTTCGTTAATTATAGCGCGATTCTTGAGAATCCGAATAAGACCGCGATGAGTCGCGAGGATATAATGCGGACACTGCGAATCGGACGGACAACCGCGCATCACTTTCTTAAGGAGATGACGGAAGCCGGCGTAATTACCGAAGAGGCGGACACTTACCGGCTGAATCCGCGCTATCACTTCCAGGGGAAAACGGATAACACAGCGGTTATCAAAACGTTCGTTGCGAAGGTAAAGGCGCTGTATTCGGAGGTTAACGCGAAGGATCTCGGATTCGTGTATAAGCTGCTGCGGCACGTACACCTCGAAACGAATACGATATGCGCGAATCCTTACGAACGCGACGTAGAGAATACGTTGCCGCTTACGAAAGAGGATATCGCAAGGTTAACGGGCGTAACGGAAAAGTCCGTTTATACGAAGCTGCGTAACTTGCGCTTTGGCGATCAGTACGTGTTCGCGGAAGTGATATACGGGAACGCGCGCTACTACAAGATCAATCCGTTCATTTTCTACCGCAAGAACGGACAGCCGGACGCGACTCTGCGCGAGATGTTTTCCATCCGAAACAACTTCGCGAAGAGGTCAGCGTAGATCTATCGGTAAAAACGCGAACAAATACGGCCATCTATCGGTAAAAACGCGAACACGTAAAAAGAGGCTTGCGCCTTAGAGCCGCACGGGTTTGCGCCGTTTGAGGGGTCAAATTACTTCTTAGTCTTTAGACAACCGGACTGACGTCCGACACTGCGGCTAAAATCGTGCCTTGTGTAACTATTATCTAACCTCGCCGATCTTTAATAAAAGCTTGAGCGCAGTTAAATAACATGTTCCGAAGGCGCGCCAGCGACGAGGGATTTAGCCGAACTTTGGCTGAATCAGCACTTGATCTAAACCTTTGTCTGATAGATACAAGGTGATTAATCGAAGAAGTATCTCATGTAGACAACACAAAGAATAGCGCGGATGTTAAAGCGCTAGTAAGCGCAAGCGAACGCACAGTGAGCGGAGGGATAGCGTTAATATGAGCGGTATAGTAGGCGGTATTATTAACACGGAGGATATCGTAAGAGCTGCGGATAACGAACGTGTAATTAAGCGTTATTCAGGCGGAATTGTACCTCCGGACGATACAGGTAAATACGTAACGGTACATCGCGATGATTACATATCTCACGATTATGCGAGAAAGTTAATAGCGCAAGTGTTGTATAAAACGGAAGGGGACGCTAGTATGTTCGATTTATCAACGGTAAGTACGGCGGATTTACAAGCGGAGCTATCACGTAGGGAAGGCGTTACGACTTACATATTTGGCCCGGAGAATAACGTTGTTCTAGCTAGCGGAGATGGCGTTATATTAGATGACTACGGACCTGTTACGATTACTGTTAACGTAGATTAAACGGAACAGTTGACGTTGTTCTTACGCTTTGCCCGAGCGTAGGAGCAGCGTTCTTTTATACGTTCTAATAACGCGGAAGTATAAACGCTAGGGTAGCGTATAGAAGCGCTAATACAACGGAAGGGAGACGGTCATATTGGCGAAGCAATTAACGTCAGAACAGACGCTTGCGATCGAATGGTTAGCGAAGCCACGTAAAGGCGGTAAGACATACGAAGAGATAGCGTCATTGTGCGGGGTAACAGCGCGTACGCTTGAGAACTGGCGCAAGGATGCAACGTTCGAGGCGGAGTTTAAGCGTGCGATCATACGTGATAACAGCGCTAAGTTACCGGAGTTGGTCGACTCGTTGAGTACGATTGCTATACGCGATGGTAACGCGGCTATGGCGAAGTTAGCGCTACAGATTAGCGGTATGCTTACGGATAAGGTCGAAGTTGATACGAAGATAGACGGTGGGACTGACGTAGATGCGCTAAGACAGCGTATTGAGGCGTTGAGACAGCGTAAGGTGGACGAATCCGAAGGCGGCGAGTAATTGCGCTATATAATGAAGGAACGCGATTAGCTACGTTTCGGATTCGTTCGGATGCGCCTATTTAGTCTGCACGGGCCGCCTGACGCGCGCCCTCCGCAAAACTTTCGGACTTCACCGTAGTACAGCGGATTTAACGTTGCATAAGCGTTGTATAAACGTATGGATAGGCGCTGAACTAGCGCTGCATAAACTGGAAACGGGACATCGCGTTAAATGGCGTTAAGCCGCGTGGTTACGGCGTTCTTACTGCGCAGGTACTGGTAAATGTATATACGTTGCATACGGGGCGTTTATGTACTGCGTACGAACCGCGTAGTGGTGCGGGTTGGCGGCGTTGACATCTGCATCATATACGTATTTTGTGCACATGTCTTGCATAAACGTTGCATAATTTAATCTATTTTATTTACTTCAACGCTTTAGTGCTGTAAAGCCCCAACGCCCCAAAGCAATAAAGTGAATTCTGGTGCTACAGATTTCCGCGTATCAAAAATAACGTTTGGGTTTCGGAGCATCAACGCAGCCTCACGTAATTTCACCGTTAAATCACCGTCGAATTAGCGCGCCTACCTCTTTCCGAGTATAAGCGGAAGGGTCCCGTAGTTCAAGCGCTAATTCAACGGTAAAATCACGAAGCACTCAAGGCGCGGTCTTTTCGTGCCTACGCGGAAGGGAGGCGATATCTATCGCATGGATTGACGGTAAATGGAACGGGCGAGACGAACGCAACACGGTAATCAGCGGCATTAACGGACTCATTGATTCGTTAGCCGGCGTAGATATCGTGTCTCTTTCGGAAGAAGATCAGCGCTTAATCGACGAACAGGTTGCGGAGCTTGAGCGCCTAGAACGTATTAACCGCTGTGAACGCGATCTACTCGAATTTTCTATCGAATACTTCTCGGAAGCGCGTAATCCTGGTAATGACGGAAATTGGGAAGACTTCGACATTACAGATGTAGCGGCAGCTCCCGATTTTCACCGCGAGATATGCGGGTTAATGGACGACGTATCAAATGTCCATATAAATGATAAGGTGGCGGAAGCAGCGCCTCGTTCTCACGGTAAATCAACGTATTTATCAAAGGCGTTTCCGTTGCGTGAGATTTGTTACCGTAAGCGGCGGTACGTGATTACGATATCGGAGACGCCGGCAGTTTCGAGCGCTAACCTCGATTGGATATCGCTGCAGCTCAAGAGTAACGAAAAGCTCCGGACGGACTTCGGACCTTTACTTAGCGCCAAGCAACAGGAGAATCCAAAGGACAACTCGTCAGAATTTATCGCATGGGAACCGCGCGAAGACGGTACGAAACGTATGCTTGCGAAAGTAGAAGCGGCGTCAACCGGCCAGGCAATACGCGGACGTAACTGGAACCAAAAGCGGCCCGATCTGATTATTTGCGATGACCTCGAAGATATTAAATCGAACGCTGCTACGCCGGAACTGCGTAGAAAAATGAAAGATTGGTTTTCACAGACAGTAATGCCACTCGGCGGACCTAAAGGCAAACGTACAGCCTTCGTATATATGGGAACAACGGTCCACCATGAGGCGCTACTCGTTGACGTACTGTATAATCGGTCAGACTTTAAATCGCGAGTCTATCGCGCGGTTATCGAATGGCCTGAGCGCATGGACTTATGGGAAGCGTGCCGACTCGTATATAAAGATCCGGATAGGTCGAAGGAAGAACGCGTTAAAGAAGCACGCGCTTTATACGATATAAACCGCGAAGAGATGGATCGCGGCTGCGTCGTATTATGGCCGGAAGCACAGCCGATTTGGAAGCTGATGACGTGGAAATGGGACAACGGTAGTAAGGCGTTCAACACGGAGTATATGAACAATCCGATTGATGAAGAGTCGATGATATTTAATCCGGAGACGTTTACGTATTGGGATTGCGGACAGTTAAAAGACGCGCTATCACAGTATCCGCGACCGGCTGACACTGCTTACGATATATACATGGGCGTTGACTTCGCGATGGGCAAAACGCGAGGTGACTACAGCTCCATCGTAACGATCGCGCGCCATAAACAAACCGGAACTAAATACGTAATCGATGCGTTCGGCGAACGGATAAAGCCAGACGCTTTTTTGCGTGTAATCGTAGAAAAGGCGCTACGGTATCAGCCGAACGCAATCGCAGCGGAAGCGCAGGCGGCGCAGGAGTTCTTCGTAACGCAACTTAAGACCGCGCTTAAGACTGCGGGGTATCCGGCGCAAACTCGCGTCAAGGAAATATACCAACGTTCGCGTAAGGGGCTGCGGATTGAGGCGTTAATGCCGGCGGTTGAAAGCGGAGAAATCCAATTCTCACGGAAGCACGCGCTTTTACTTGAGCAATTCGAAATGTATCCGACAGGAACGCATGACGACCTCCCGGACGCTTTGGAAATGGCGGTCAGCATCGCGAAAACAGGACGCAAGAAGATACGCAATAAACCATCCGGAATGTAAACGAAAGGAGGACGATTAACATATCGAAGCTATTCGAACCCGGCGCTTATTACCCACCACCTGCACACGTACCGCGCCTCGCCAACTATAAACGCGGCAAGACAATATTCGACGGACGCCATCCGGAAATCTACGATCGAGCCTCGTCTCTACTAAAAGATACGCCGCATGCCGCGCAGCTTAAAACGCTGTTCATTGCGGTTAACTTGATGGATATTTTGCTGACGAAGCCGGCGGACTTGCTAACTGGAGAGCCACCGACATATGAAGCGGGAACTGGCGCAGGCACACGCGAGCAGGAGCGCCTTGACTCGATCGTTGAAGAAAACGACTTGACGCAGATGGTTCACGAAATGGTAATCGGCGCGGGCTATCGGGGCGATTCGTTTATTAAGACGTATTATGACGCGCGAGCTGACGTCAGTGAAACGGAGGCACTCGGATTAGTACCGCCGAAGCCCATACTCGAACCAATTATAGAATCTGTGCGCGCGGATATTGTATTTCCGGAATTATCGACCGGCTCGCGGAAGAAGTTTAAGGCGATTAATATCGCGTGGGTCGATTGGGTTGAGGAACCAGGCGGAAAAATTGTCCGTTGGCTCTACGGTAAAGCTGCGTCATATGTACCGTATCTCGTAGTCGAGCGCCATATACCAGGCTATATCGTACATGAGCGCTATGAGCTTTCGGAGGCTGGCGTTAATAGCGAATGGGGCGTACCAATATCAACGTATTTAATCGGCGATAAAATTGCGACGGGGCGCGAGGAAGACGTTGAGCCTACGGGAACCGACCGCTTACTTGTACATCATATCCCGTATAAGAGTGTTGATGACCGTTGGGAAGGGATTAACGGAGTCGAGAAGCTGGAAAGCGTATTGAGCGCGATTAATGAACGCTTAGCGCAGATCGACTATATCCTCTGGAAGCACAGCGACCCTTGGATGTACGGACCGGAAGACATCGGGGAAGATGGCGAAGATAATGCGGGAACAATGCGCGGGGGCGGTCGTTATATTCCGGTTGCAAAAGAAGACGCGACTCCCGGCTACATGGTGTGGGAGGGCCAACTCAACGCGGCATTTACGGAGCTTGACGTATTACTCGGACTCGTATACCAAATGAGCGAAACGCCGCAATGGTTATTTGGTACGACGCTCGCCTCGGATAAGGGCGGAACCGGCACGTCACATACGGACAGCGGCGCAATCAAAGCGCGATTCATGCCGATACTGGCGAAAGTTAACCGTATCCGTTCGCACGTTGACCGCGCTTTACGAGACGCGATATGGACCGCGATGCAACTTGAAAACTACGCGAATAAGGACGTAACTAGCTTCGTAAAGTACGAGCCCGTTTATCCGCGCATTAACTGGCGCGATGGCGTTCCAATCGACGAAAAAGAAGCCGCAGAAGTGGCGCAGATTCGAACCGGTAATAAGCCGACGCTCTCTGTACAGGACGCAATTAAGACGCTTGACGGAGTAGACGACGCAATAGCAGCCGAGATTATAGCGCGGATCGATGCGGATGAGACGCGGACGCTCGGAACGGTCGACTCTACGATATTTAACGGAGATGCAGCATAATGGAGGCGCCAACGTACGATTATAGCGTCAACCTTCTCGTCCGCGCATATAAAAACGCACTATTGGCGATATCCGCCGAACTTTCACGTTTAGATTTATCCGCAATGTCTCGCGCTAATTCGAAAGCCGCCCTCGCCGAGGTTGCGGCTATTTTGCGTGGGCTAAATGCGGAGTCGGCTGCGTGGGTTGATCGTTATATTCCGCTGGCGGCTACGGACGGCGTGGCGCTCGCTATCGTTCAGCTCGGCGCGGCGGATACGTTAGAGGATGCGCAGAAGATCGTTAAGTTTAACCGGATCAATCGCGAGTTTGTAGCGTCAGCCGTTGCGGATACTCAAGCGGATTTACTCGCGGTAACAAATAACGTTAGTCGACGCGTTAAGCAAGTCGTCCGCCAGGTAACCGCCGATTCGATGCGGGCGAACCTTACGCGCGGCATTAACGGTAATCGTACACTTAACGCCGACATACTACAGCGCATGAAAAGCGCGCTCAGTAGCGCGGTTGATACCGGAATAATCGACGCGGCAGGACGGCGCTGGCGACCGGAAACCTACGTAGAGATGCTAACTCGTACAAAGATGGGCGCGACACAGCGTGAGTCTACGATTAACGAAGCAGTCGGGCGCGGTGCTTATTACGGAGTCATATCGAAACATAACGCGATAGATAAATGTCGCGGATACGAGGGAATGATCGTTAAACTTACGCCGGATGCGCCGGGGAATTACCGTTATATCGGTGACTTACCGCGTAATGAAATTTTTCATCCGTGTTGCAAACACGTAGTTACCGCAATACGTGATCCGAAACTATTGGAGCAATAAGGCTCCGCGTCCCAAACGTATAAGACGCGATAAACTGGACGGTCAGACACACTAGTGCCGACGGGCCTCGTACGGGAGGAATTACGATGGAAAACGAATTTAAACGTAGCAAAGTTTCACGATATCCGATGAATCTGCAGTTATTTGCGGAAGGTGACGCTGATCCCGATCCGAACCCAACACCGGACCCAACGCCCGATAAGACGTTCACGCAGGCGGATCTAGACCGCATTGTTGCCGATCGTCTTGCAAGGGACCGTAAAGGACGTGAAGATTACGACGATATCAAAACAAAGTTGACCGCGCTGGAACAGGCGGAAGCCGACCGTGCTAAAGCGGAAATGACCGCAGCCGAACGATTGGAAGCAGAGAAGGCCGAAGCATTAAAGAAAGCGCAGGAAGCGGAAGATCGCAGCACCGCGCGGGAGACTGCCGCAAACCAACGCATCATTAACGCGGAGTTTAAGTCGTTGGCGCGTGAGGCTAACGTACCGGCTGACCGTTTATCAGCGGCATTGAAACTAGCGGATTTAAGCGCGGTTACAGTGGATGACGAAGGAAATGCAGTCGGCGTAAAGGAAGCGGTCGAGGCGTTGGTTAGCGCGCACGGTTACCTCGTTGAGAAGACGCAGCCGAAACCTCTAGGCGGACGTAGTGGTGGCGAAGATGTTCCGGATAAGACGAAGGAGCAGCTGCTTAAGGAAGCCGCAGATAAAGCGCGCAAGACAGGGCGGATTGAGGACCGAATGGCGTATTCGGCGCTTAAGGACGAATTGAACAAGTAATTAAAGTCGCGAGCAATTGGCGGCTTATTTTATTGCGCGGATTTATCCGTAGCACACATATCATAGGGGGAAATACAAACTATGCCTAAAATTTATAACGCTTCTATCGTAGGAAAACGCGAGTCTATCGTTGACGAACTTCTGCTTCTTAATCCGCACCAAACTCCGCTGTTAAACGCGCTCGGGTTCGCACAGCCGATCACAGCGGTCGAGCACGTATGGTTCGAGGACGAAATGTTTCCGGACGAAACAGCAACTACCGCGGCAGCACTCGTCGACGCTACCTCCATCGTAGTTGCGGATGTATCTCCGTTCCGCGTAGGCTCCGTAATCAAAATCGTTGACGAGCTACTTTACGTTTCCGCAATTAATACCGGAACTAAAACGCTGACCGTTACGCGCGCATACGCATCGACTACGGCTGCTGCGGTATTGTCTGGTGCTAAAGTCGAGTTCCTCTTCGATGAAGGAGTTGAAGGCGCGGCTGCTCGTGATGCTCGCTATAAAGCGCGCGTACGGAAGTCTAACCTTACGCAAATCTTCACGGACTCTATCGATATCTCCGGTACAGCGCAAGCAGTAGCGCAACACGGCGTAAGCGACTTGTATGAATACGAGAAGCAAAAGAAACAGCTTGAGCTCGCGCTTCAATTGGAAAAAGCGCTGATTAACGGCGTGTCTTATGAAAACGGGCAAGTTCGCCAAATGAAAGGTATGCGTCAGTTTATCACAACTAACGTCAATACCGTAGGAGCTGCGATTTCCCTAGCGCCAATTAACACGCTAGCACAGAACATCTACGACGCGGGCGGATTTTCTTCCGGGGGTAATTATAAGATTATGGTGGCCGCTAAGCAGAAGGTCGCACTGTCTGCAACAGATTCGAATAAGATTACGCTGACTCGCGGTGAAAACACACGGGGTCAAGTAGTTGATTTCATCGTTACAGACTTCGGTCAATTCGAGATCGTACTCAATCAAAACCTCGCCGCTGACGAATTATTCCTGGTTGATGCTAACCGTATCGGTATTCATCCGCTGGCGACTCGCGAGTTCGGACATACTTACCTCGGTCTGGTTGGCGACTCGATGAAAGGCCAAATCGTAGGCGAGTATACACTGGCTCTCGAACAAGAAAAGGCTCACGGTCGTCTGAAAGGACTGGCGTAAGAAACGGAGGTAAACGATGGCAACTTACGAATCACCACGTTATCCGCAACTCGGATTTTACGTAGACGGAGGCTTCCGCAGATTTAGCGGAGGCCTATTTCATACGGACGATCCCGCTGAGATAGCCGTACTCGACACGATAACTGACGTTGTACGGATCGATGAAGAAGTACCGGAGGAACCCGTTAAGCCGACGCCTAAACCGCGAAAGGCTGCGAATACCTCCGCAAAATAACGGGAGGTGGACGTATGGTTTCGGTAGAAGACGCAACAGCGTATATAAACGTGAACTGTATTAGCATTGACGATTGGACGGATGCAGACGACGCCAAAAAACTACGGATAGTTAACGTGGCAGGACGGACGCTGACGAACAAATACGCTCAATATACGATACCGGACGCGGCTGTATACGAATATGCGAATGAACTAGCGATCGCGTTTAACGATACGAACGCGCTACAGCAACAAGGCGTAGCGAGCTTCGGATTAACGGGAGTAGCGAATTTTACGTTCAAGGATTGGGCGAAAACGGGCCTCGACGCATGGATACCGGACATCGCGCTTGAACTTATTAGCGCGGAGAATGGCGGCGTTAAGCTCGGACGTAAAACCGCGAAGTGGGTGACGATGTAATGGCGCTCATACCGCTGAGACAGACCGTCACAATTACGCCGTTTACCGGATATGATCCGGATTATAACGAGCCGTCATACGGCGTCCCTTATACGCAAAAATGCCGCTTTAGCGAATCGGTTAAACTCGTACGCAATCAGCACGGCGCAGAAGTCGTAAGCGTTGGCACGTTTTACTTCGATAAGCTCACGGATATCGGACTCGACGACCGCCTAACGTACACCAACGAACTATTAGCGGAGATAACGTACACGCCAATCGCAATCAGCGTTAAACGGGCGCTCAACGGGAAGCCGCTAATAACGGAGGTGGACGTATAATGGCGCTATTAACAGTCGCGGATATTAACGCAGCCGTCCGCTTAATCATTCCGGGATTTACCGTAGTCGGCAACGATTTCGTAGCGGCGAATCCGGATGATTGCGCTTATACGCGGATAACGGGCGGTCCGCCACCGAGCGAATGGTCATCCGTTGCTTATCCGTCAGTTCAAGTCGTGATTCGCGCGAAGTCGATGGCGACCGCGGAAGCGAAAGCTAACGCAATATTCGAAGCGCTGCACGGTAAAGCGGAATTTATAATCGGAACTACACGCGTCGTTAAGTGCCTGGCGGATCAGTCGGCGCCGTGGTATCTCGGACCTGACGCGAATAACCGAACGCTATATTCCGTGAATTTTACGCTAACAACGTCGCTATAAACGCAGGGTTGTCCGTTATCGGGCGGCTCTTTTTAGTACGTCCAAAATAAGGGGGAAATAACGAATGGCTCAAGATTTCAAAAAAATCGAAATAGGACCGGCTATCGTTGAGTACGGTACGGGCGCTGACAAGATTACGTTTGAAACTACGATCGGCGGCGTTGTGCTCAATACGGAAACAACATACCGCGAGCAAAAGACGGATCAGACGGGTGAGACGGTCGTAGATAAGCGCATAACGGGGCGTAATGTCAGCGTTCAAATCCCGTTTGCTGAGTATCAAATTGACATCATCCCGAAGATTATGACCGGTGCGGAGATCGTTACAGGTACGGGCGGCTCTAAGGTGTTAATCAAGACCGGCGTAGGATTAAGCCTACTTAGCACCGCTAAGATCGCAGTTATTAAACCTCTAGCGCACAAAAACGATCCGGATTTCTGGACAACACTACCACTAGCATATAGTGAGACGGATATTTCTTACTCGTATAACAACGAAAATGAACGCATCACAAACGTTACTCTCCGGTCAACTCCGGACGAAGATGGCGTAGTCCTTATTCTCGGCGACGATCTTATTACTGCAGTTTAATCGAACATTTATGTTGAAAGGGGCGCTTAATTGCGCCTCTATTTCTTTATAAGGAGCGAATATAATGCCGATTTTTAAGCGTTCAGATAAAGCGGAAGTACCCGCGCCAAATATCGTAATTGACCCAAACGTAATTCAGCTCGGAGATAGAACGGTAAAGGTGCGGAAGGTTCCGGTCGGACAATGGCGCGAACTGTTTGCCGCTGTTAATATGCTGCCGGAATTGATTATGGGCGTTATGTCAGCGCCAGCCGAAAACCGCGCAGCATACTTATTCGCGTTCATCGAGCACGCGCTAAATGACGTCGTTCAAGTAGTCAGCGTTTTGACCGGATTTGAACCGGAGTGGATCGAGGCAAACGTAGCGCCTGACGAATTGATGGCGTATTTTACCGCCGTTGCGCGCGTTAACAATTTCGGAGGTCTCTTAAAAAACGTGCAAGGCGCTCTGCAACTCGCGAACCTGCAGACGGAAGTAGCGGAAGCGAGCGCCGAGTAACGATAGATGAGTTTTTCATAGACGCAGCCGTTCGCCTCGGTAAAACGCAAGTTGAGTTCGAGCGCGGTTATTACGTTATGGATTTACTCGACGTGTTGGATGCGGACAAGCGACGTAAGGCTGGCGAAACACTCGACGCGCTAAACGTTAACGTTATGTCGCACACGACTAACGTAGAGGATTATCGCAAGTTTACGACGGGATTACAGCGT